GGAGCAGGAGCGGGAGCAGGAGCAGGAGCGGGAGCAGGAGCAGGAGCAGGAGCAGGAGCAGGAGCAGGAGCAGGAGCAGGAGCAGGAGCTATCAAACGTGGCACATTCTCAGCATATTGACCGGAAATATTACCAGGGGGGAAAATATTTTGCGCAACATCAACTACCTTCGTTGATTCGTTATAAGCATAACCAAACCCCATTTCTTTGCTTGGCTTCCATATCAAAGCGGTAAAATGTCCGGTCTCAGCTGAATATCCCGGATTATCAAAATTATACAATTTAATCTCGTCATACCACAAATCAATACTCTTTTTCACTAGCGCCATGACATCGCTTTCATAGCCTTGAAAGTAAGCCAGATTTTCTCCATACGTTTTGTTTGGGCTATGCTCAAACAGACTATTTGTGGCCAAATATGTTGCCCAGCCGTTTGAAAATGTAGCAATGGCATTGTTCCAAATCATGTCGGGGCAACCATGTAATCTACGATAGTTATTCACATAGGCTACTATTTCTTGTTTTTCTGGTTCACTGAATTCATGCTGATAAACAGACATTTATTTATATACAAATACCGACTAAAATATTTTGGATTGATTACGACACGATACATCGTGCGATACGGATGATAACTTGTAACGATTTTTATCGTAATAGTAGTTTTCTAGACAAAATTGAAAAATAATATAGCAATATATGTCAATACAGTAAACACAATCAAACATGAACATGACACATATGAACCAAACGACTCCGATTCTACTTCATCAACCTATAGTAGAACCACTTCAAGATACAAGCTACGGTCAATTTGTAACAATAAACGACAACAATGAAATAATGTGCTATTCTAGAGCCGGGAATGCGATTTATTACAACGAAGATGATACCTATCGTCCAGTGAGAAATACACCCGCCCCCCAAAAATATACACATATTGACGCAGTAAGCAAACACAACCAGGTGTATTCTGTTTCCAAATGTATAGTAGCAACTTTATATGGTTTAGCAGGAACAGCGTTGTTCTTACTTATATTTGTATCAATTTATTACATCATAATCTGATAATCAGGCTACTCTTCGTCTTTTGTAGTATCATTGAAAAAATTGTATAATATATTGTCTGAATTGTGATTTTTTACTTCTCCACAGATTAATAACGCGGATTCATACATTTTGCGAAGCACATCATTTGGTGTATTTGAACCTACCTTAATAAATCCATTTTTAATCAAATAGGTTCTCACGTCGTGGATGGGAACCATTTTCAATTGTTGTATCTGATTACTGATATTATTTCGTATAGTCCGGTTTGACACCAATACGCCTATTTTGGAATAATATTTGGAACGACCCACCTTGTGCTTTCTACGAATCGTTTTTCGTTGTTTTAACTTCTTTGATTTCCTCATATTGATAGAATAAGTAGGTAACGAGGTTGGTTTCGCGTATAATGATGGAAACCTATTTGAAAGACTAGGCGTAGAAGGCATATGGCTACGTTCGGTCGGTTCTGGCGTAGCAATAGGAATATCTGCTTTCATTTCGTTACCTATATGTAAAGGTTCTCTGTTTGACAGCGTTTTGTTCATGTAGTTACGATAAGTAGGCAGGTTTCCATTTTTCAAACATCCATAAGACGGCACATCTGAAGAACCTACTGAAGAAATTTGTTCAACGGATGGACTAGTTACATTGTGTGATACAGATGTAACATCCTGCGTCGGATATGTGCGGACAGTCGCATTATGAGAACGAACACTCGACCCTCGTTTTTCCGCAATTGTATTCAAATAGTTCTTTGCCTCTTCAAACTCTTTATTGAATGATGTAACGCGTTCATCGGTGGTCGGTGCGGGTTTTTTTAAATTATTTTCAATATCATACTGCTTTTGTTGCTGTTGACGTATCAAATTCAACAAGGATTTCTTACGCAGGGTATTGTTTTGTTTTTTGGTATTGACAGTTGGATTCCTCACGCGGATATTCCCTTCTTGTTTTTCAGATTTCTTCTTCTTTGTCTTATTGCCATTTGAAAACGAAAAATCAGACAAGTTGATTTTTAACAATTTTCTTTCTTCCATACCAATCTTTATATTCTAACAATAAAAAGTCTTTGTATTTTCTTACGCTATATATATTTCTAAATAATAGAATTATACATACATACCCTGTAAAGCTACAGATATAACCTGTTTTTTTTGTTTTTTTTTATTGCTTGAAAACAACTCCTGGCCTTCGTTCATGTCATCTATTGTAATGATTTTAAATTCTTCTTTGGGTTTACCATATATCCTTCTGCCGTGTGCTATTTTCGTATACATCAGAAGCAGTTCCATATCTCGGCCATAGTGCGGGTAACAATCTAATCTCTCGTCAAACCATTTATTCATATCAAACGTATCTATACCTAGCGTCCATTCCTGTTCAAGCACTTTTTTACGAAAGATTTGATGTAATTCCTCGTTTGTATAGGCATCAGTATTAAATCTCCATATAAATCGTGATTCCAGGCCCTTATTTACTCTAAAAAACGTATTATCCAGCTCATCTTCATATCCAGCAATAATAACCATTAAATCGTGTTTATGATCACTCAAGGACTCGCAAAGTGTGTCTAAACATTCTTTTGAGTAACTATCGTTATTATCGCTTGAATCAGGTGCAAGAGAATACGCTTCATCAATAAACAGAACGCCCCCCAAACTTTCGTCTATTACGCCTTTTGTCTTGATGGCTGTTTGACCTAAATAGCCGGCAATCAAGTCCGACCGTGTCACTTTTTTAAAACTATTTTTGGCCAAGATACCCAATTTTGAATACAATGTGCCTATAATTTCGGCGATTTCAGTTTTTCCTGTTCCGGGAGGCCCATAAATAACTGTATGTTTGAAGTCCGATGTATTCTGCCCCTCATGTAACTTTTGTATGAAATATAACAGTTGATACAGTATGGTTTTTTTTAATTCTACCATACCTACCATACTATTCAACTTAACAAGTTCGGTTCGGATATTATGCAGTGATTTCAAATCAATATTATACTCAACTGATTCTTGTAATTCATATGTATCAATAATTTTAATCAAATCATCTATGCTGTTGATATTTGTATCAATTTGAACATTGGTTTTCTCAGGTGACGGTAGAGGGGGATTACATAACAAGTTCAATTCACTATTCGATAAATCAAATCTAAATTCGTTGCTTGATTTCCACATATCATAATTGCTTTTCATCGATGACGTATTTTCTATCTGTTGACGGTGACCTACCGGTTGTGAATAGTAGTCATAATACAGATTGGATGGGGACTGGATAGAAAAGGTAGAACCCGAGTTCATATGATCCAAATGGTCTTGATAAAAATTATGATAATAATAGTTGCTCAAAATGTGACTATTTAATGCATAATAATCTGTTACCTTACGGTTGGTTTCGTCAGTTCTTTCAAAATTATCTAGATAGTCAATAAAAAAATTGTTCATTTACATTATTTACCTTATCATTTTTAACTCAATTATATAAAATTGATTATTTGATTATCAATTTGTATAGATATAAACAACCATGGAATACAAGATGGAATCCGCACAGAGCGGACACTACTCTACCGAACTCAACAACAACAACAACAACAATCTGTCCGAAGATATCAAAACCGCGCTCAAAGACATGAAAAATAGTGATGCGTTTATCGACTACGAAAAAATAAGTTCTACCGATTTTCAATCTGAAAATGAAATAGAAAAGCGTATATTGTCTCATATTGGAAATTTCATTGAAGAGCCTTTCAGCATTATAGAGTCCTACTTTGCTGGAAAACATCTTGAATGTCTTGTTCGTCATCAAATTGAATCATACAATCATTTTATTAACTATCAAATCCAACGAACTATACAAATGTTTAATCCTGTAAAAATTCATTCCGAAAATGACTACATACCAGAAAAAGACAAGTATTTGCTGGACGTGGAGGTTTCATTTGAAAATTTCAAATTGTATCCTCCCCAAATCCATGAAAACAACGGAGCAACAAAGACGATGTTGCCTCAAGAAGCGAAGTTGCGCAATTTTACATACGCGTCTGCGATGACGATTGATATCAACATCAAATATATTGTTAGAAACAATGAAAATATGGAGAACGAACAGATCATTGAGAAAAAAATTCCAAAAATCAATATCGGTAAGATGCCTATTATGCTGAAGTCATCTATATGTACACTCACACAGAATCCTCATATGGATCCTCGCATTACTGGAGAATGTCATATGGATGGAGGAGGATACTTTATCATCAAGGGTTCAGAAAAGACTGTTCTCGGACAGGAAAGAGCAGCAGAAAATCGCATATATTGCTTTGATGGTAAGAATACAACCAAATGGAGTTGGTATGCTGAAATTAAATCAGTCCCAGATAACAAATGTATTTCTCCTAAGCAAGTTGAGATGATGATTGCCACCAAGAACAATGGGTTCGGTAATGGTATGTATGTAAACATTCCTCGTGTTAGACAACCAATTGAGTTGTTCGTTGTATTCAGAGCACTAGGTGTGCTAAGTGACAAAGACATTTGTAAATACGTCGTTCTTGACGTAGACGAGCAGAAAAATACAAATATGTTGCACTCGCTACAGGCGTCTGTTATTGATGCGAAGAATTACATGTCAAAAGAAGATGCGATTGCGCATATCAATAGTTATGTAGCATATACTCCATTAAATATGGATAAAGAGACGGGTATTCAGAAGAAGTACGAGTTTACGCTGGATGTATTGAACAATGATTTGTTCCCACACTGCAAAACAATTAAACAAAAACTGTATTTGCTTGGATATATGGCGAACAAACTCATTCGCACATCTCAGAAGCTTCTGCCGCCGGATGACAGAGATTCGTATGCGAACAAGCGTATTGAACTCACCGGCACCTTGCTGAATAACTTGTTTCGTAATTATTTCAACAAATTGGTCAAAGAGATGCAGAAGCATATCGTTCGTGAGATCAACAATGGGTCTTGGAAATCTTCGGAAGATTATGATAACATCATCAATTCTACCAACATTTACAAAATTATGAAGTCAACCACGATTGAAAATGGAATCAATAGAGCGCTCTCAACAGGCGATTTCAGCATTAAGCAATCAAATAGTTCCAAGGTCGGTGTTGCCCAGGTGTTAAATAGACTTACCTATGTATCCAGTCTTAGTCATTCTCGGAGAATTAATACTCCTTTGGAGAAAAGTGGTGAGTTGATTGCTCCTAGAAAACTACATAATACAACGTGGGGGTTCTTGTGTCCAGCGGAGACTCCAGAAGGTCAGTCCATTGGCGTTGTAAAGAACATCAGTTACATGGCGCATATCACGATTCCGACCAACAGTAGCTCTTTATACGAATACATCAAAAAGTTTGTCATTGGGTTTGACGATAAAGAGTTTGATGAGCTCCCTTCTATTCAGAGCGCCGTGAAGGTCTTTGTAAATGGAGCGTGGGTAGGAGTTACGAACGACCCACTAGAAATGTATAGTGACATGAAAGATAAGAAATACAAGGGTATCATCAATATCTATACGTCCATCATATTTGACTACAAGCGCCTTGAGATCCGAATTTGTAACGACGGCGGTCGCCTAACCAGACCGATTCTAAAAGTCAGAGACAACAAGGCGCTTATCACAAAAGACATCATTGACCGACTATCCAACAAGGAGTTGGTATGGAATGACCTCATTACCAGTTGTGTTCTAGACGAGTCGGTCATTGAATATATTGACCCGGAAGAACAGAACTATAGCATGATTGCGATGAAGTGTAAAGACAAGTTCATGAAATCCACCAAACAGGAAGGGCATTTTAAATACAGCCATTGTGAAATTCAC